TTAATACTGCATACATTACATTAGTTTTTGCTATCTGAGAATCTGCCATTGTTCCCTCACTGGGTGGGACATGATCACGACAACTACCATCCTGTATTCCTATCAGGTGGATACGCTTGATTCTTTGCCACGCACCTGATGCACCCGGATCAATTGATTCATTAACTATTGTTGTGTATGCAGTGGTCTCCAGATGATTCATCCCACCGGCATTCCCCCCTGATGCCCAAAATATTCCATAATTTCCACCAGTACCACCAACTGCATATACATTAGTTTTACCAAGAGATCCATTAGCAATGAGAACAGGGTTTTCAAAAGTTCCTACATTAAAACCACAGTCGTCTACGCCTGGAACTTCAGGTACTGATCCTGGAAATTCTGTAGAAATTGCTGTTTTCTTAAAGTGACTTGCATGATATCCTGTATAGTTTATATTATAACACCCATGATCAAATGAGGGATCATTTGGATCATATGGACCTGTAAATGGGAAAATATCACCACCCCATGCCTTCCCTACTGTTTCTGTTCCAACTCTTACGCTATTAGTAAAACCATCTACAATAGTAAAAGCAGTTGGTCCTGGTGCTGAACCATTTGTATCAGGGACAAGATCACCTCTGTTATCCCTTTTTTGTGATATTAGAATTTCATCACCTGGCAGAAATGTCTCATTATTACACCAAAGAACACAACAAGTATCATCTACCATTATAAATGGTATCCCCTGATCCTGACAAGCAAACCAGTATACTTTCATACTATTAGTATCAGGATCTACTAATGTTACTACAAATCTATATTCATCTGGTATTTTATCAGATATGAATGTGTATAAACCCTTTACCTGAAAGTTAGTACTATGTTGCTCATTGTAAAAATCAATGTCAAAAGTGGGTATAGGATAACATTCATCAGAAACACCCTCAAACTCAGGTGGACAGCACTTCATCCGTCCTAAACTAAATGTCTTTTGGAGTCTCCCCTGGATAGGTCTGGCATTCTCGGAATCAGTAGCAATAGAAGGATTTAAATCCTCTGGGTCACCAAATGTGTTGATGCCACCAAATTCAAGAATATCTATTTTTTTACCATCACCCATTTAATTATCAGGATGAATATGGAGGATAAATAGGATCTACAAGGTTACTTGATGTTGAGTAATCAAAAGGAATACCCTCTCCTAATACATTAGTAGCAGGAATACCATTTAATAATGATATCATTGCACCTGCATTATGCTCAGCCATATTCATTCTGGCCTCATTGTTTACCGTCCTCCATAACTCTGCCTCTGCCAGTTCTACTAATGCATCGTGAAATGTTAGATCCCAACTACCGGCCCAATCACCCCCTACATCTATAGTAACACCGTCATCAATTTCAATCGGATTTTTTATAAAAAAAACATCAACTTTCCCAGTATACATATATATATGTAGACCCTGGTTCCAAACAAAATAAACCGGCTCGGTTGTTGAGAATGATGTATATCCAGTAACTGAATCCTTTACCATATCAAAGGATACCTTCCGGATAAAACTACCCCCTGACTTTTTTAGTCCTAATACACCCTTTTCAAAACCCCATGGGGAAGGATTGAGAGAACCACCATCACCTGTAGCGTTTAAACTTAAAAAGTACTGGAATTCTGTAGGCATACTTAGATCAATATCCAGTGCAATATCCTTTTGAGTACCTCCAAAAAGCCCTCTTCTTAAATGTGGATGTATAAGTCTCATTAACTTATGCTGTGCCCTGTTAAGAAAAAGGTACTTAACTTTATCTGTGAATAAGTCACCCTCCGGATCTTCAAGCCGGTGGCCTAATATTATTAACATTTCCTGTGGAGTCATATCTTCATTCCTTTTTTAAAAATCTTTAAGGTTTTGCCGGGAGCCTTTTAATGACCCCCGGCACAGTACCTATAAACTGTTAACCCTTATGAATTCGGGTTAAGTATTATGCTCCACCTACATATGGTGCATATGCTGTTGGACTTGCCACAGTACTGATAACACAATGTGCCCTACGGTTTGTAACAACCATATTCCCATAAGTGTGTACCTTCTGCACGAATGTATTACTCCTTGTGTCTTCCAACATATCGGATGCCGTAAACTTGGCTCCGGAATTGAAGAACATATAGAGATAGTTCGTGTTAATGAAGTAGATCCTTCCATCGGTATTATCTGCCTGTGCATTGACCATATCCTGATCTGCAACTACATCAATACCTCTGAAGTTCAACCCTGTAAAGCCCATGGATCCCATTCTCTCGGACATCTTGGATCCCTGTTTCCGTGGATCAAGTTCATTCTCAATTAAGTCATAGATGAACTGTGGACAGACAATGATATCAGGATTCTCACCAGTATAACCTCTGGAATTTGCAACACCCTTTTGCAACAGTCTCAGGATATAAGTATCCTTTGTACTGTCAAGCATCTCAGATTCAATGATTACATCACCGGCTGTATCATCAAAGTCAGTTCCATCAAGACTTGGTGTTTTCCACCAGGTATCACTTGAAACATCAATTCCACCAATATCAAATGAATCACTATCCGACAACAAGGTACCTATTGGATGAAACGCATCGGTAGCCTGGGCAACAGCAAAGAGATTCTCTGCTACTGTTTGTTCCAGGGACTTCTGAAGATTCTTAACCTTGGCTGAAACAATGTTCTTAATGGCCTGCTTAGAGTTCATCAAGAGTGTTTCTGCTTTAGTCAATAAGAAGTGACCGGTAAGCATTGTTGGATTGTATGTTGCTGATTTTGCAATCTCTTTATATTCCGGTGTGTATGCAGAACCAAGACCGTGTTGATCACCCCATGCTACTCCTGCACCATCATTATATTCAACTGGTACTGATATAACTCTACCGTTGAATGTTTTTGCCTTTCCCTTCAATAATGCCAGAAGTGGATGAGATTTCTTAAAAATCTGATCAAACAACTCAGGCATATAATACTCTTGTATAAGAGCAGATAAAGAGGAAGAGGACGTTACTATGTTAGACATTTTCTAACTCCTTTCCACACTCCGGAGCAGTATCCCCATACTCCCCAGAGAGTAGTATTTATTTAACTAAAAAAACTATTGATATCAATGTCCTCATAAGAGGTAAAAGGTTTTTTCTGAGAATCAGCCTTTACACCAACACCCTTTTTAACATTAACCGGTACAGATGGCTTTGGTTTAGCCTTTTGCTTGTCATAGTTCATTACCTTATAAGCATCCTCTGGTGAGAGTAGAATCCCGGTTTTTTGCTTATGCTCTACAGCAAAGGCTAAAACTTTGTCTACTTGCTCTGAATCTATTTGGTGCTTATTCATTAGAACTGATAAATGTGCATTCAGACCCAACTCTGCTTCCAACTGTTGGTTATGTTGCCTTAGTTCAGTTACCTCATTAGATTCCTGAACATTAGGACTTTCTTCTGGAAGATCCATCTTTTCTGCCTTCAGGGACTGTTCAAACAGTTGCCCTGCATCATCTCCTAATTCGTCAACAATGGCCTCTTTGACCGTGTCGGCAAACTCTTCCGAACCCTTAAACTTATCCATAAGTTTCATAAAGGGTTCCAAGGACCGTTTAGAATCAGCAATTTCCTGGGCTTTTTCCGTATTGGACTTTTGCCATTCATGCCGATTCATACTGTCAGCCCTCCAATTATCAATATCAGAAGAAGTGTATTGGGTGCCGTCATCTGTTTCATACACGAGGATATCTTCCTCGGAATCATCACTAACCGTTTCGGTTTCACCCTCATTCTCTGATATTGCTGTGGCCTCTTCATGTGACTCTGTGGTCACTGCCTGTGTATCTGGATCCGGTTGCTCCTCACCAAATAATGCTGAGTCCGGGATCTCAATTTTTTCATAGCCATCACCAGGGCTATATTCATCTTTGTTGGTATCATTTTGTGTATCAGGATCTACAGACATATTTCCTGTTACTATTGTCTCAGATGGCTCCTCAACAGTTAACACATTTGTACCTACTATTTGCATTTCACTCATGTTTTATCTCCTTTCAGTTGGTCCTCTCAGACACTGTTATCTATCCTCATCAAATTCTACACCATCATTATCCCAATGCTTTCCCCTCTTCTTTCTTCTACTACCTACACCCATTGCTTTAACATATGATTTATATGCATTCTGGCCACTCCTTGTATAGGCAAAATGTTTTTTCTTACCGGAACTTAAAGTTGCTACTGGCATTGTACTAATGCCCCTTCCCAAACATCTTCAACAGTTGTAAAAGTCCACCTCCACCTGCACCACCAAGCATTGCCAGATAATCCTGAAATGAACCACCTTTTCCACCAAAATATTTACCTGCTTGACCCAATGCCGGAATCATACTTTGTTGAAATGGCATTCCACTTCCAGATCCAGTAACTAAATTTGAAACTCCCTGTGGAACACCTGCCTGTCCCATTGCATAGTTCCCTGCTCCCTTTAACATTGCTTGGCCAGGGTTTGCCATATTACCTACAAAGCCAATTGCATTTGCCCAACCTTGGGCACCCTCACCAAAGAACTGATCCTTAACACCTCCAATTCCACCTTTATAAGGTTCATCCCAATGCCGTGGTTTATCTCTGCCATGCATACCAAATGCTTTTTGCCAATCACTCCTCCCTTCATGCTTACCCCACTCTTTAGGCTTTACATAACTTCTCCAATCTCCTGCCTTACCACCTAATCTTCCCTGGGATCCTACCTTTATGCTACTTGTTGTTGTTCCATGCATTATTTAATCCTCATTACTCTCTTTCCACCTTCCATCTGCTTTCTCCGGGCCTCTGCCTGCTGTCTGGTTGCAAACCTGGCAACAACCTTTGGAGGTGGTTTCTCTGTCATCAAAAGCCAGTGTTTACCCTGTTGTACTACTAACATCTAATTATAATAGGTGGACAGATTCCCATTTAGGCCCTGGGTTGAACATTTTGTTGTTCTTGCTCCTGCCCACCTACTAATCCTACTACTGAAATAATCCTTTGTTGCATATCAGGTGGCAATGACTTAAAAGAAGGACTCTCTGCCAATGCCGGTGCCTGCATTATTATATTAGCCAACTCTTCTTCTGCCGGACCACCAGGACCCTCCTGCATTGCCTGGGAAACTAATACATCAAACTTTTGCTGAAGTTGCTCTGTCTGTTCCTTCTGTTGCTGTGGTGGAACCATCTGGTTCCGGATATACCAATTCTGGATAACCTCCTGCTTGTTATCAATATTCAAAGCATTAACTACCTCTTCTATACCTGTGATCCCTGCCCCAAATAACTGCATTGCCCTCTCTTCATTTGCTACACGGCCCTGGGCATACCTGGATCCAGTAGTGACATTTACATCAAACTGACTGTCTTTTAAACTCTTGGATGTCCTGGGATCAAACTCAGGTGAGGTTTCAGGGTTGCCATCTGAATCATATATACCCATTGGATCATATTGAGTAAACTGGAATTCACCCTCAGAATCCTTTTCACGGATGGATCTTGTCTGCTCATCAAATGCCAATAACATCTGGACCATAAACTCACCAATATCCTTTGTGAACTTGGCTACTTCCTTGTTTATCTTGAACCTCTGCCTGGTCTGACTTGCCTCCTGGAGTGCCACTACAGCACGGCCTGAGAGATCCCTGTGGGTCCTACCCTGGGTAACATCATTTACACCAGAGATCTGCTCCATGAATAACCCCATCTGAGTAATAAAATTCTGCATATAAGCAGGGATTGGTGGGGGTGCCTCAAATGTTACATCAGTGGGATCTACAACAGTTATCTCTTCACCTGGTGCCCCCATGATTGGCCTGGTCATCTGACCCTTGGCCCGTTGGGTTACCTTCCTGATCGGGAAACCGGTCCTCTTTATGTTTTCATTTATTGCTGAGAAAACCTCATTGAATGATTTTGTTTGGGTCCTAACATTGTCAGGCTCACCAATACCCCAGAATGTATGGGGACTCTTGTAATTTGATACCATAAATATTGGAAGTCTGTATAGTTCCAGGGGTTCATCTACAATCAATTTATCCCCTACTATAATGGTATGTCTACCATGGGGATACTTTTCTATATCAGGCTCATTGGAATAACACTCAATTAGTAGTGCTATATCATCATCTGCATCATGGGATCCATGGAACGGTGTTGATCCCTCATCTGATGCCTGGAATGCACGGTAGTCATCCAGTTTACCCTCCGGTTCACACTTAACTCCATATTCCCGGTAGATCTTCCCTACCTCCATTGGAACTGCAAAACAAAAGTATTCACCCTGGTTTAAATTCAGGTCAGTTGCAAATGGATGAGGAATAACTGTAAATGGATCTATTATATGGATATCAAACCCGGTAAACACACCATCCTTAATCTCAGGCATAATCTGGATAAACCCATTGGAATAGATCAGTGCATCCTTTACGGCCAGTAGGATCTTGTGATAGAGATCTGTTTCATCTACCACCTGCTGAAACCTCTTAGACATCATGTCTGCAAAATATACATCATTCTGCTCCCTGGGCATAATGTCCACAGTAGGCTGAAAGTCATTAATAATAGGTATAATGGTTTCAACAATAGCCAGGGGAAAATTGAATGTTAACCTGGACTGATGCTCAGTACCCTTTGAAGGACTTGCCCAATGCCTGCCATAATACAGGTTCTCATTCTTTCTCCACCGGTCTGCCTGCCTCTCCCTGGCCTTCTTTGATCTGTCCAACCATGCCCGTATCTGTGGGATCCTGGTTGCTACATCTGCCAGTTCAGTTATTGGATCCTGGGATGCAGGATAGTAATCCATGTTACCTGCCATTAGGTGACCCTCATTACCTTTTTCTTTTTCTTTTTCTTCTTCTTACCACCTTCACCAAGAGGTAAACTTCCACCGGCAGACTCAGGGTATTTTAGTCCCATAGCCTCTTCTATTGCCTTGACTCTATCTTTAGCCTCTTTTAGTAATATACTTTTTGGTTTCTCCTGTACCCCACCACCAATCGGCTCATTCATATAACTGTAATCTGTAGTATTTTTCTTTTTCTTTGTTTTACCCATTAGGATACCCTCATTACTTTTTTCTTCTTTTTAGACTTTTTCTTTTTAAGTATCTTATTAGCCTTTCTTTTAAATTCCTTATCAGTATATGTTGTTATCTTACCATCCTTATTTTCTTCTCTATAAAATCCGGATTTAGGATCCCATGAAGTAGTTATATCATTTACTTTCCCATCTTTTTCTTCCATCGTGTCCCACAGCCTTTCACCTGTATCTAAGTCTCTGGTAACCATTCTCTTCTTAGTGTGTTCACTTGCTTTTCCATCTTTTTCTGATATTTTATCAGTAAGTTTTGAGTAAATATGAGTCCTGTTTATTTTTTTCTTTTTCTTTATTTTACCCATCAGATCTCCTTACACATTGTCCCATAATGATATTGATTTATCTTCAACTATAATCTTATCAATAAATTTTTGTGTATCACTTCTCTTGTCTACAACCTTTACGCTGTCCACAGCCTCTCCAACCAGGTACCTGAGACTATCCACGGCATGGTCATCCTTCTTTAATGGCTTTTCCGGTTGATTAAGTAATGCCCTGGATGCTGATGGTTGCTCCCACTGGTAGTTGATCATCTCCCGTTTGAGGTTGGTGCATGACTCCATTATCTTGATCTTATTCTTTTTCAGGTACTGAGTCACCTTGTCTATACCACCCTGGACATCATTATTGGCACCGACTACCGGGACCTTCAACTGCCTGTACCGGTTACCTATAGTCTCAGGATCATCCTTCTTCCCTGCTCCGGTGGATGGATCTATCACATAGGTTTCATACATACCTTCCTTCCGGTGGGCATTGATGACCTTGGCATGGTAGTCCACATCCTGGCCTGCCTGGTAGTGTTCCCGGTAGATCCACAGGTTATCATCCTCATCCACAGCACCCCACAGTACTGCTGTAGGATTGGTCCGGCCATGGTCTATGGCAATGAACCTCCTCCAACTATGTGGGATATCCCTGTCTGCAACAACATGGGCCTTATTGCTGTAGTCCGGATAGATCTGCCCGGCAAAGGCATCCCAGGATCCATATAGGTACCTGTTGACCCAGATCTCATTGTAGTTGTTGATCAGACTATCTATATACCCTGGTGGCAGGTTGGCTACATTCTCCTCAGTCTTGGCATTGTACATGACATTACCCTCTACCGGATCATGGATGAACCTGTGCCATACCCAGTTGTGACCCAGGGGATTACCAGTGATCCAACACTTGGGATCATTCACGGCTCTGAGCCTGCCCAGGAGTGTGAGGAACACATCCTCTGATACCTCTTCTGCCTGATCTATGTAGAACCACCCCAGGTTGATGGACAGTAGTTTAGCCGGATCGTCCAGGGCACGGAAGACAATCTCATGCCCATTCTTAAATAGGACCCGATTCTCCTGCTTATTGTATTCATAGTGGATCCCTGGGAGTAGCCCAAACATATGGGTCAACTCAAAGAATGTTCTCTGGGTAGAATCCCTTAACTCTGGGTAAGTGAGCCTGGAGATCATGCCCAACTGCGGAGGCTGATCTTTATCAAGCACTCTCACCAGGCCCTTTAAGATCCCTGCATAGGTCTTACCATTACCAATACCACCATAGAATCCCACAACCGGAGACTGATCCTTAATGAACCTGGCCTGGTTGGGGTTCAGATCTATGTTGATAGTCTTCATTTAATCCTGTAAAAATACTTTAATAGTTTTTTTACCATTAACTTTGTGCTACAAAGAACTCCACATCTACAGTCTGAGCAGAAGTTGCACACCATGCTGATATGGTTGACAGATTCTGTAAACTGACTGATGAAACAACTCCTCCTGATTCCGAATCTATGCAACTTGATACTGTGGAGAGTATGAAACTGTGACCTGGTTTTACAATATAATAGAACTCGTCAGCAGTTGCACCTATGCAATTAACAACTAAGTTATATGAGTCATCAAGGTTGGTTAACCGGACATACTTAGTGGTGCTTGTGATCGTCTGACCTCTGCCTGCCGTGGATGCAAACTTTAATAATTCTGTTTTAGTCTCTGTTACATTAACTATCTGCTTTAATACCTCCCCCACTGATCCTATTGCTACTACTGTTGATGCTCCCTGGTTCTGCCCATTAAGGGTTACTGCCTCTGTCAGGGTTACTGTTAGTGTTGATGCTACTACGGTGGTTGCCATCTAATCCTCCTTTAACTTAATATTGATAATTGGTAACTGGATGTTGCCATCCACCTTTACCTCTGATGCCCTAAGATTAGGAATTGCCTTATCCATCAAGATCTTTGCACAAGTCACGGCCTGTGGATGTTCTTCCTCAGTTCCCAATGATGTTGCTGACTTAAATACTTTATCAATAACCTCTTGGAGTTTAGGATTCTTCCTTAATTCTTCTGCCAGGGAGATCCTGGGCCGGCCATTAGGATTGTTTGTTTGTCCTTTCTTGAGTCCAGGTTTAGCCATTTGATCCTATTTGTTTAACAAATTCATTATGCAAGCCCAATAATTATATCCATAGGAGTGTAACCTGCTTGTATTGCTGAAATTGCAAGATAAGCCCACAACTCCTGTAGATCTTTAAAATCTTCAAAATGGTATGGAACCTGAATGATCATACTTCATCCCATGCCTGAGTACTTTCAGGTTCTTTTTTGTTTGGGTTAAACGGAAATACAGGAGCCTGATCTATCCCTTTCCGGTAGATATAAGCACCTGCTATAAATGATAAGATGCACAGGATCCCCTGCACAATGAATATCCCCATACTCATTCCCATAGTTTATAATACTGATGTAAATAAACTATTCCAAATTATATTATGTAAAGTAAATTATTTTTTCTTCAATTTTCTCTCCTTCCTTTTTCTTCTATGATATTCCATTGAGGTTTCATAATTCATATCCCAACCCTTACCATCATTACACCACCATCCATTACCATTCTTTTCAAATG